ATCGCCAACGCCGGTATCGCAGCCCTGCTGCCAGTCATCTACACGTGGTTCGACCCGACCGACAAGCGATACGGTCGCAAGAAGTGAAACCGCGCCGGTACACCGGCACCAAAGACGGGATCGCCAAAGGCCCCCGCAAAGGGATGCTGGAGTTCATCAAACAGGTCGAACTTCGCACCGACAAAGCCCTTTGGAACAACGGTCATTGGCTCGTGCGCCCCGTCAAAGGGTCGGGTGTCGGCGGGCCGCTCTCCGTACACGCCACCGGCAGAGCGGTTGATTTGTCGTACCGCAAGATGCCAGACAAGGGCAAGGTCAACGGACGCAAACACGCCGAAGATTTCATGGAACTGCTGATTGCCAATGATCGGCTGCTCGGCATCGAGCTGATTCTTGATTACATGCCCGCTGGCGGCAGAGGGTGGCGGTGTGACCGCTTGGCGTGGCAGGACTACACACCACCAGGTTTGCACGGTTCCAACGGTGGGGACTGGTTGCATGTGGAAATCTCACCGAGAATGGCGGACTCGCCACAGATTGTGGCTGACGCGTTTGCTAGGTTTGACGAAACGTGACATGGACGCCGGACTCGCCACCATACTCGCCGCAGCAATAACCGGCGCACTGGCGTTACTCGGCCACCTCATCAACAGGTTTCGCAAAGAAAACAGGGACGACCACGCCTACGTTCAGGGCTTGTTGACGATGCTCCATAAGTCCACCAGCCGTATCGAAAGAAAAGTTGAGCGGGTTGACGAACGGTTGGACAATCACATAGAGTTCCACGCGACGGGGGGGATGCTTGACAAACGAGGCGCAGTTCACCAAGATGGAGCTGAAGGCAATAGCCAGGTTTCTTCGTAAGGTCTACCCAGGGGTGGCCGAACAAGACGACTTGTGGAATCTGATAGCAAAAGTCGAACAACTCGCAAAGGGGAAACAACATGGAAGCAAACCCGACAGACGGCGCGGAGATCGTACGTGAGGCGTACGAACTAATCGTCGGACCGCGACAGGACGCTTATTCGCATCCTGCCGAGGACTATGAGCGGACAGCTCGCATCTTCAACGCAATCACCGGGCAGCACCTGACAACTGAAGCAGCGATCCTGTTTATGGTCGCGGTGAAGTTGTCGCGCCTGCAACACGAAATCAACGCTGGTGCTTGGCTGCCAGATAACACGCGGGATGCCATCGGCTACTTGGGTTGCTTGCACATGGCCAGAACTTACGACCGCGACTGGTTGGCCCAGGTCAACTTCAAGTTGGAAAATCCGCCAGAGATGGGAGTATGACGTGGGGTTCCTAGAAGACGCACGCAACGCCACACACAAACGAGTGTTCCCCAACAAGATTGAAGAAATCAAACGAGCGCTGTCGGACGAAGAGTTCGCTGAGTTTGTTGCCGCAATGCAAGACCCAACAATCAGCCAACGCGCGATTGCCACAGCGTTGAAGAAACGCGGCATTCACGTCGGTCAGGGAACACTGTCATACCACCGTCGTTTTTTCTTGGAAAAGGGTGATGACAAATGACCATCGGTGACGAAATGCGAAACGAGCAGGAGATCATCGATCTCAAACGCGCATTGGATAATGCGCAACGCGCAGCGGCTCGTGCCAAAAGCAAGAGCGCAGACCTTGTTGAAGCCGTGTACCGAGCAGCCAAGGATGCTGCGTTGGTGCAACCGCGCGTCAAAGTACCTGCGCCCAGGGCAACCAAATCCAAGAAGGCAGAAGTCGCACTCGTGCATCTCACCGACTGGCAGGCGGGCAAGGTGTCGGTGTCGTACAACCTGCAAGTACTACGCAAGCGCATGGAGCAGATGTGCGACAAGGTGATGGCGTTGACCGAGATACAGCGCGCGCATCACCCAGTCAATGACTGCGTGCTGGTGCTGGGTGGAGATATGGTCGAGGGATTGACGGTATTTCCAGGACAGGTGTACGAAATCGAAGCACACCTGTTTGAACAGATGTTCACCGTTGCCAACATCATCGAGTCGGTGGTCCACCGGCTGTCAGCCAACTTCACCCACCTACGGGTGGTGTGCGAGTATGGCAACCACGGGCGCATCGGTCGCAAGGGCGACATGCCGGGGGCAGACAACGTGGACCGCATGGCGTACCAGATCGCCTCAGAGCGCTGCAACCACCTGAAGCACGTGACGTGGCAGCAGTCAGCAGACTGGTACCAGATTGCCACCATTGGTGCCTACAAGCTCTTGGTTGTGCACGGAGACGAGATACCGAGCTTCGGGGGCCAAACCCCGGCATACTCAATCCTGCGCAAGTGCAACGCCTGGGCAACCTTTATGGACTTCCACGACGCCATCATGGGCCACTTCCATACGCCGATCAGCCTGACAATGGCGAATGGTGGGCGCATTTGGGTGACGGGTAGCCCTGAGTCTGACAATCAGTACGCCAAGAGTTTCGTGGCGGCGGTCGGAAAACCCTCACAAAGACTGATGTTCGTAGACCCCGTAAAGGGCAGGGTAACCTGCGAGTATGTCTGCTGGCTCGATTAGCGCCTGTCCTTGGGCGTTGGTGGCGGTCCATTGGATTGACGCCTTTGATTCAGAGAACGGCTGGATACACACCAAGAGCTACAAAGCCAAGCCGCAGCATGTCGTTTCGGTGGGCTGGCTGTGGCCCGACTTGCTTGAAGGCTACGTCTCAGTGACCTGTTCGTACTGCCCCGACGAGGAGCCGGAGATGGACACAGTGGGCATGGTTACCCACATCCCAACTGGAATGGTGCAGAAGGTCATCAACCTCGGTACACCCCTGTTCTAGATTTTTTACGAAAGGGGTTGCAATCCGCACACCCGCGTATTACCATCGTCATACAGGAGGAACAATGACCCATTACACCATCGATAAACCCAAGCACGGTTCGCAAGACTGGCTCAATGCCCGCTGGCGAAACGACGAGGGATTGGCGCGCATTTCGGCATCAGTCGCAGCAGCCGTCTACGACAAGCACAACTACACCACGGGTGGCGACCTCGCAGTAGAACTACTTGCCGAGCGCGCACCAGAACCCAAAGAGCAGAACGCCGCGATGGATCGTGGCAACCGACTCGAACCATTCATCCGGCAGTGGGCCAGCGAGATGTTTGCGCTGCCCATTACCGAGCCAGTGGTGATGTACTGCTACGACGAGCCAGGGGTGCGGCTCATTGCCACCCTCGATGGCTTGTGCGACACAGGCCCAGTGGAAATCAAGACCACCAGCGTGCGTTGGACGGGCGAACTACCCGAACAGTGGTATTGGCAAGGCGTTCAACAGGCGTTGTGTGCCAACGCCGATGCCGTTGAATGGATCATCTTCGACAGCAGTTTGCAGCTCTACCGCCACACGCAAAAGGTCACGTCAGATGAGAAGCGGATGCACATTGAGTCGTGCCGGGAGTTCCTGGCTGACATTGATGCGGGCATCATTCCGTTTGGCGTGATGGTCAAGGCCGAGCACGCGGCGTACATGCACCCCAAGTCCGATGACACGGTGGCATTCCTTGACTCCAACGGGGCAGAGTTGGTTGCCGAACTGCACACAACCCGCAAGCAAATCACCCAACTAGAAAAGATCGAGTCCGAACTGAAAGGTCGGATTGGGCTTCTGCTGGGCGATGCTGCTGTTGGTCTTTACGAGGACAGCGAGATAGTGTCATGGAAGAATCAAACCCGCAAGTCCTTTGACCAAAAGCGATTTGAGCAAGAGCACCCAGCACTTGCCGACAAGTTCCGCAAGGAAATCAACATCCGAGTTATGAAAACAAAGGGAGACAAGAAATGAACCTGCAAGACATTCTCGGCACCTACGGGGTGCCAGACAAATCCATCGTCGGCAAACTGCCGCGCGGTGGCATCACACTGGACTTTGTTGGTCACGCAGAGATCACCAAAATCCTCATCGAGATTGACCCCAACTGGTCGTGGGAGCCGGTGGCATGGACAACCGATGGACGACCAGCAATCAACGTCGTCAATGGCAACGCCGTGATGTGGGGCAGGCTGACGGTGCTGGGGCAGACCCGGCTCGGCGTTGGCACGGCCAAGCACGACAAGGCAGACCTAGACAAAGAACTGATTGGCGACTTCCTGCGCAACGCAGCGATGCGCTTTGGTATCTGCCTGTCGTTGTGGTCGAAAGCCGAGTGGGAGGATCAACCCGAAGCCACCAAGCCACCTACCGACAACGCAGTAGCCAACTTCAAGGCGGCCTGCTCCCAGAACGGCATCAATCCCGACGAGTTCGCAGCCAAGGTTGGCGTCAAAGACTTGACGACGGTAACGCCAGAACAACTCGATACGTTGCGCAAGGCTTACCGGGAGCACATGAAACAGAAGCCAGACACCGAAGCTGTCGCACCGGCAC